CAATTATAGGTATAGAAAAATTATTTAAATTTGATGCTAGTTCCATTTCAAATGGAATGTTCAGTGTCAAATATCAGTTGTTCTTGAATGATATTGCTTTTGACATAGGATACAATGGTCTCCTGAACTATGCCATGACAAAGAGTTATCTGGAAGACATTAGTTTTCTACTAACCACAGATAAACAATTAAGATTCAACAAAAGGCAAAATAGATTATACATCGATATTGACTGGTCTAGTGTTGCTGTTGGTGATTACATTATTCTAGACTGCTATAGAATCATGAATCCAAACGATTTTAGTGAAGTGTATAATGACTCTTTTGTCAAAAAGTATGCCACTGCCTTGATTAAGAAACAGTGGGGACAGAATCTCATCAAATTTAAAGGAGCAAAACTCCCTGGTGGTATTGAATTAAATGGTAGAGAAATCTACGATGATGCAGTAAAAGAGATTGAAGATATTGAGAAGAGAATGCTATCTGAATATGAAATTCCACCCCTTGATTTAATTGGATAATGGCACTCAATCCTTTCTTTTTACAGGGTTCATCGAACGAACAGTTCCTTTTACAGGATCTGATCAATGAACACCTCAGAACGTACGGTATAGATATTCACTACATCCCAAGAAAAGTTTTGGGTTCGGATGATATCATCAGAGAAGTTGAAACTTCAAAATTTGATGATAACTTTGCTATTGAAGCATATCTAGAGAACTTTGAAGGGTATGCTCCTGGGTCTGATATCATGACGAAGTTTGGTATCAACCTTCAAAATGAAGTTACGTTGATTTTATCAAAAGAAAGGTTTGAAGAGTTTGTTCAACCTTTCATGGCAGATCAACCAGACGATGAAATGTTGATTGATTCGAGACCTAGAGAGGGAGATTTGGTATTCTTCCCCTTGGGTGAAAGATTATTTGAGGTAAAGAGAGTTGAACATGAACAACCTTTCTATCAATTAGGAACAAATTACGTTTATAAACTTCAGTGTGAACTCTTCCAGTATGAAGGTGAAGACATTGATACCAGTATCGACTTTATCGATACTCAAGTTGAAGAGCAAGGATACATTACAGAACTAACTCTTGTCGGTACAGGAATCACTGCTACTCTCAGGGTAGATAGTTTCCCAAGAACTGGAATGGTAAGAAGTGTTGAACTCACTAATGATGGATCTGGATACACAGCAGTTCCAACCGTTACTATCAGTGATTCTCCATCTGTTTTGACTAATGCTACTGCCAAAGCTGTAGCAATTACAACTGTAAGGTCTGGCGTTTACTCCATTGATAGAATCCTATTAACGAATACTGGATTTGGATATACTGAACCACCAACCGTAACAATAACTAGTATTGCTAATACTTCAATTGGTGCCACCTCTGGTGCTGTTTATGGAACTGGAGCAGCTGCTACAGCAGTTATCAATGATACTGGCATCACTTCAATTCGTGTTCTCAATGGTGGAACTAATTACTTCAATCCACCAACCCTAACAATTGATCCAGTCATTGGAATTCCTGCTATTCTTGAACCACAGTTTAATAATGGCACCATGACCCATGTCTTGATTAGAGATGCTGGTGAAAATTATGGTGGAAGTGGAACTCCAACAATTTCTGTAGACAGAACTGGAATTGGATCTACAGAGGCTAATAGTCTTAACTACCAGTACAATGAAGAAATCATTGGAGCTTCTAGTTCTGTTAGAGCTAAGGTCAGGAGTTGGACTGCTGACACTGGTATTATGAAGGTCGGAATAAATAGTGGTACTTTCTTCGTTGGTGAACTTGTAGTAGGTTCTAGTTCAAATGCTAGACGTAAAGTTCAATCATATGATACTTTCGATGATCAATCTCCATATGATCAAAACGATGAGTTTGAAACTCAAGGTTTAGACATTATCGATTTTACTGAAGAAAATCCATTTGGTACATTCTAATGCTTGGAACTTATTTTTATCACGAAATCATTAGGAAAACTATTGTTTCGTTTGGCACTCTGTTTAATAACATCCACATTCAACACAAAAATGATAGTGGACAAGTAATTGACGATATTAAAGTGCCATTGGCATATGGACCAATGCAAAAGTTTTTGGCAAAGATTCAGCAGCAGGCAGAACTGAGTAAACCAGTTGCTATCACTCTACCAAGAATGTCATTTGAAATGACTGGTATAGCAGTAGATCCCACCAGAAAAACTACAGCAACAAAAACATTTAAAGCAGCAACAGGCACAGGGGATGTACGAAAAGTTTACATGCCTGTACCATACAATATCAATTTCCAGTTAGCATTATTCTCAAAATTAAATGATGATGCTTTACAGGTAACTGAACAGATCTTACCATTTTTTCAACCGTCATTCAATCTAACGGTTGATTTAATTTCTTCTATCGGGGAAAAGAAAGACATTCCTGTTGTTCTAAACAGCATCAATATTCAAGATGATTATGAGGGTGATTTTACGACAAGAAGATCACTGATTTATACATTTGATTTTACTGCCAAGACTTATCTGTTTGGTCCTATCGCGGATTCTTCCGATGGACTCATCAGAAAAGTTCAGGTGGATTATCATACAAACACAGATCAAACTGTTGCCAAGAGAGAGCAAAGATACACTGCTGTTCCAGATCCAATATCTGCTGATCCTAGTGATGATTTTGGATTCAGTGAAACAACTGAAATGTTCTTTGACTCCAAAACTTATAGTCCAACCAAACAAGAGGATATCTGATTATGTCTGGATATGATGGTATCGATGACGCATTAGATACAACCAGTGAAACTGTAGATGTAACTCCCGTCAAGAAGAAAGAGAAACCTGATAGGTTGACAAAGAGTGACGTTGATAAAGATTATGAATATACTAGAGGTCAACTGTACTCTATTATTGAAAAGGGGCAAGAGACTTTAGATGGTGTTTTAGAATTAGCACAAGAAACCAATTCACCAAGAGCATATGAAGTTGCTGGTCAGTTGATCAAGAATGTTTCAGATGCCACAGATAAATTACTCAAATTGCAAAAAGAGTTGAAAGACTTGAACGCTGAAGACAAGAAGAGTACAACCAATATTACCAACAATGCTTTGATCGTTGGAACAACTGCTGAGTTACAAAAACTGATCAAGCAAGGTCTAATGGACGAAAAGAAATAAATAAGATATATAATACTTTTTTGCAAGTATGGCACTGAATGAAAACAAAAGTGGTGATTCTTCTTTGCGTGACTGGTTTGGCAAGAGTAAGTCTTCTGATGGCAAGCCTGGTTGGGTTCAACTGGGTGGCAAATACGCAGGAAAGCCCTGTGCCAAACAACCAGGACAAACCACCAAACCAAAGTGCGGTTCTAGCAAAATGAAACGTGCTCTCTCCAAAGATGAGGAGGAAGCAGCATTTCGTCGTAAGAATCGTCAGGATCCCAATCCCGATAGAAAGGGTAAAGCAATCAACGTAAAGACTGAAGGTGTCTCTACTGATATTGAGGTTCCTTCAAAGAATCTCAAAGCACTTGCTGCCAAAGCAGTAAAGAGAATTGATGCCGATGTTGACGGTGATGTAGATACTTCAGATCCCAAAACTCAGGAGATGGGTGAATTTGTACCATCTGCTGATGGAAAGAAAAAAGTTAAGACTAAAGTACAGAGGGAATCTATGAAGTTAAAGACAGTACAAGAATTATTGGATGAGGGTGATTTCTGGAATCCTGATGCTGATAAAGATAGAACGATGGGTGGACCAGGTGCTAACCGTAGAGCCCGTGAAGATGGAGGCACATCCAAACCAGCAAAAAAACCAGACTATAGCAATAAGTTAAAACCAGGGGAATCTTACATTCAATTTGCCAAACGTAAAAAGGCAGAGAAGATGAAAGAAGAAGTTTCTATGGCAATAGATAAAAGGAAACATAGATCTGCTCAAAGAGATGCTAAGATCGGTAACCTTGCCAGAAACACTGACAATCCAGGAGAAAAAGCAGCTGCTGAGAAAAAAGCAAAAGGACCAAAATTAATTGGTGAGAAATGCTGGAAGGGATACGAGAAGAAAGGTATGAAGACCATGTTTGGTAAGAGATATCCAAACTGTGTTAAGAAAGAAGAGAATGAACTCGATGAAAAGTGTTGGGATGGATATACTCAGAAAGGATTGAAAAAGAAAGGTAACCGTATGGTTCCAAACTGTGTTCCTGTTGGTGAACAAAATATTGAAGAAAGATCACTTAGCAAAGCTGAGGAAAAGGATAAAGAGAAATATGTGAAGGGTATGAAGAAATCCGCTAAGGATTTTAAAGCACGTTATGGTGACGATTATAAATCAGTAATGTATGCAACTGCCACTAATATGGCAAAGGAGGAAGTAGTTGATGAGGCAGCAGCATGGACACGAAAGGCAGGAAAGAATAAGTCAGGTGGACTCAACGAGAAGGGGAGGAAGTCGTATG